GATAATTGTAATTGGATTGCCATCTTCTCCTTCTTCTGACCAATTATTTTGAATACCCCCATCTACTTTAGATGTATTACCTAATCTTATTGTATTTCCAAATCTTCCTTCTAATATATTATCACCAGCAAAAGGTAGTATAGGATGAATATTTCCATTTTCAACAAATGTACCTCCGCTTGAGCCATTTAAATTAATATCGCTTGATTCGTCATTAACTTTTCTTACATTACCTGCTTCTATTTGTTGATAATCAGATTTTTGTGAATCACTATTTTGATTATTTAATGGATTTGGGTAAGCATTTTGTTCTGGGTGGTTCCAAATTGATAGAGGGGTAAAATAATAATAGGTTGTTGCCCCACTAAGTTTACTTATTGACGATTTATTTGGTAATTTAATAAGTAATACTATTTCATTTACTAGTGGGTAATTTTTTAATTGAGGATAAAGTGGTTTTGCTATGTTTAATTTAGAAGAATTAATTGAAGCATCTGAAGTTGGACTATCAACAATTTGAAATTGTATAGTTCCAATACCTTGCCATTCACCTGTTTGAGAATATAAAGTAGAATTACTATTTAAATTGATATCAATAACACGAGCTGCTACAACTTTATCCTTTAAGGAATCAAGTGCACCATCTACACGTCTAATTGATTTTGAGACAAAATTGCTAAGAAAGGATAAACCTCTATTTACTGCCATCTTTATTTTCCTTACCTTTAAAAGAGTTATTTAATTCATCTAATTGGGACATAAGTTCCTCTTTTTCAGCTTCGGTAATTCCCAACGCATCATCACCACTACCATTATTAAGCGCACGCTGTACTATAGTAGCCATTTTAATTAATTGTTCATCGTTACGAACGCCAATTTCTAAATAATCTTTTATTAATGGAACAATTAAAGTTGCATCACCAATATCAGAAACTAATGGTTTTAACTCTGAGATAAGACCACTTATTTGAGTTTCTTTTTTCTTTTGATTTTGGTAAATTTCACCTAAAATATCGGAGAATTTTTTCTTTCCAAATACTATGTTATCTAAATTTGCCATAATGTTTTGGTTATAAATATTATACCAATAAATTTATTGGAATCTAGTGTAACCGTGTTCTAGGAAATGAATATAATTACTTCTAAATATATCGTAAAGTTTATCGGCTATTTTAGTAATTTTTGGTGTTTTTACTTCAACCATTTCACGAATATAGATATAAAGTGCTTTTTTATTGAATACTTCTAATACTTCTCTTTTTCTAAATAATTCTAAGATTGCATCCGCTATTTGAGCGTCATTTTTCTTTGGAAATAATTCTAAAATATTTTCTGTAGTATATTCAACAAATAAATCAATATATTCACTTAATTCATCTTTTTTCTTATTGTAATTATCTACATTATTCCAAACATAAGTTGATCCTTCTTTTAATAAGTGGTCGGTTGGAACTTTTTTTATTTTTTTATTATAATTCTTAGTATTATATAATATTAACCATCTTTTTACTATAGTACCAAAATAAGAATATGCTTTAGCTCCCTTACTTGGATCAAATAAATGCATTTTGGTCAATAAGAAAGTAATAATTTCATGTTGTAAATGTTCTAAATTATTTACCTCTGTATGGTAGAATTTAAATGTATGAATTATATTTTCTGTTAACTTAAAAAACGCGTAATGAATGCGCGCTTCGTAGATTTTAGATCTTTTTTCAGAATCTGGAGTGTTATTGTATAGTACAATAGCATCCTCTGTGTCTTGAGTAAAATAGTTTTTACTCTTTTTCCTTCTTTTTTTTGCCATTAGTCAGCTTTAAATCTTGATACATCTTCTTGTAACCTTTTTATTTGTTTAAAAAACCAACCAATTTCATCATCACTTTTAAAAATACCTTTAGCATCAATTTCTTTTAATCTATCTTCGGTATTTTCTATTTGTTTGCTATATTCAGATATAAACCTATCATATCTTATGACTACGTCCTCAATCTTCTCTACTTTACGCATTAAATTTACTGTTGTGTAAATAAACACAACAATAATTAAACTTAAAAATCCTATTATTATTTCCAAAATCATTATTATAAATTATCTAACATATTCTTTAAACCTTCACTTTTTACAGTATTTAATGCTCTGTTTTTTGTAGATGATTTTTTATTATTAGACAATGTAGTAACCTTTTTTTGCCCCTCCAAATTATTTTGAGAAAGCTTTGGCAGCCACTCCATTTCAAATTCTAATCTAGCAGCCATTAAATCAGCTTGGTGTAAAATAAATGGTAAAGATGTACGAGGTTTTTGTTCAGGCATATAAGCAAATAAATATTTTTTATTAGCTTCATCATATAAACCATCATGTGTTTTAATGGCTAACATTTCATTAAAAGTAACCTGAATATCGTGTTGTTGTAATAAAAATAAACTTCTATCTGGAACAGAGCAAAAAGGCACTTTTTTATTAAACATATAATCTTCACCTAATTTATCTTTTCTCCATTGATCTGTCTGGGGGATATATGATTCATTATCTTTATCTCCCATTTTACCTAAGTCATGGTTTATAGCAGAAAATACTAATTCTTCTGTAGTGAAAGTAGACATATCACAACCTAAATTTTCCCAAATTGGGAGTAATTGTAATGCTGCATCAACTACTCTATTAACATGGTAAACATAACCACCTGGAAAAGCTGAGTGGTATTCTTTTTTATGTGCTGCTGGCATTAAGATAATTCTATCTTCATACCTCTTATAAAATTTACTTAATTGATCTCCTCTATTACCTGAGATGTGGGTTTTAATGTTGTTTTGGAATACTTCCCAATTTGATTGAATTTGTTCTGCTGATAGTTTCATAACTGTTTTATATTTGTTTAATTAATAATTTCCATCCCCCGGTGTTGCCTTTATTCTCATCCCATTTTTTCAAAAACCCCGTGATTCCAAGGTATATAAAATAAATTGGGGAGGCACGGAATTTTATACTTCTTTTTTCAATTTAATTATTTTCAATAAAAACGCGCATCTTTCATATTGTTCAATATCTGGGTCTGAAAAATATTCTAATGCTGCTTCTAATGATTTTAAGAATGGATCTCTTTTAAATTCTATTATTGCTTTTAAATGATTTTCATCATCAATATCTATTTGTTTGATATAATGCCATGCTCTATTATATACCGTAAAATCCGAAGCTCTTTTAGTATCTTCAATATCAAAGTTAGGTTGTTCTTTTGACAAAAACTGTTGTAATTTTTGGTGAAATACCCAATTATTTACTATAAGTTTTGTAAACATACCAATTTTGGCAAATGGTTTTTCTAAAAAATCTTTTTCGAGGTTCATTAATACCTGAGCATCTTCTTTTTCCTCGGGACTTCCAAATAATTGAAATAATTTATTTTTATCTATCATCTTTTACCACCATAATATTCATTGGCATAACCTTCATTTACTAAAGTTTTATTAACATTTACTTCATCAACCCATAAAATACCTAAACATCTACCAAATTTACCAACTCCAAAAGATTCAAGAATAAATTTTCCACTATCTAATAATTCTTCTAATCTCTTTTTAGCTTCTAACCCTTTGGCTTTTTCTTCTAAATCTCTAGTTCTGGATTCTGGGGCATTTATCCCCATCATTCTAATTCTTACTTTTTTAAAGGTACTAAATCCTAAATCAACAAGAGCATCAATGGTATCTCCATCAACTACTCTTACTACTGTGGCGTGGTATTTAAACATGGTGATTATTTAATTATAAATATTAAATTAATCTTCACTTTTTGATAAAAATTCAGCTTTATATATGGCTTTTAATTTTTCTTTTCTTTTTCGAGCTGAGGGCTTGATAAATTCTTTCCTCTTTCTGATTTCTTTTACCACACCAGTATCCCTAAATTTACGTTTAAAACGCTTTAGGGCCTGGTTAATGTTTTCATTTTTTCGGATTTTTACAATTAACATATTATTCTGATTCGTTAGCCCATTGGTTATCTAATTCAGTAGAATCAGGAACTTCTATTAATTCCCTTAATTGTTCTTCAACTTCTTCAATTTCATTTTCAACATCTACCTTAATTTGTTTTAGTTTATCATATTCAACAATGATATCTACTTTTTTAGGATTTTCTGGATGGTAACTCCAAATTTCTTCCATTATTGTAACTGTTGCCATTAAGTCATTTATCAATTCTGACTTTTGGTTTTCTAATTTTTGTTTTATATTACTCATAATTAATTATTTATTTTAGTTATATTTAATCTTTTTTTCATGTATCTATGATTTTGTGCCAATTCTATTTCCAAATTAGCATAAGTATCAGCTTCGATTATAATGTTTTTTTCAACAATTCTATCTCCAATTTTTGCTCCATTTTTACATCTTTTAGCTTCGGATGCTAAGTAATTTATTTTATATTTTGCCATTAGTGTACTATTATATTAAACATTTCTTCTGTTATTACTCTTTCACCTACATCCATATTATAAGTTGTTTTAGTAAATATTTTTAATGTATCCCCAACCATTGTATTATCTAAATAAAACTGTTGTCTGGGGTTATAATTATATCTACTATTTGTCCCTAACATAGTTATTGCATAAGGACACTCCCAACAGAAATTTTTCTGTATTTGATACCCAGCAATATTTAAAGGTGGTTGGATTTGAGCTAAATCTGTAAGTGTATATTCTAAATTACCAACTGGAACTGGATTATTATATCCTCCCCCAGTAAACCAACTTAACACTGAATAAGTAGGTACGGT